ACAAAACGCCAATGCTTACAGTGGCTATCTAGTAGGCGACGGGCTTGCACCGAACGGACATCCTGTTACAATGGGCACCAGTTTCCCTTCGGATGCAGTAGAAGGATCATATGTATTAAGAGTAGATTTTTTACCCAACAGACTGTTTAGACTAACAGGTAGTAGATGGCAAAAAGTTGAAGATGATGTACGTCGCAATCCAACACCGGGTGCAGCAGGACAAAAGAGTCTTAAGAGTGGATTTATCAACAACACAGATACAACTACGCAAGATGACAACACTGTTATTTCACAGCGTCAAGCACTCAGCAAAGCACTTGAAATACAGGAGGACAATGACTAATGCCACAAATGTTCTTTTATGACGAACAGGTAAGACGTTTCCTGCTGCAGTTTATTCGTGCATTTAGCAACTTCCAAGTTGAATATGGCAAGGATCGCGATGGTAATACTACACTGGTTACAGTTCCTGTTCGTTACGGTGATGCTACAAGACAGGTGAGTAGTATACTGCGCAACAACAGTGAAAATGCTGTTATCCCTACACCAATGATGAGTGCATATGTTACAGCAATGGAATATTCAAGAGAACGTGTGCAAGAACCTTATTGGGTAGACAAAAAACACATTCGCATGCGTAAATATGATCAGGACACTGGGCAGTACACAACATCACAAGGCAATGCTTTTACAGTAGAACGATTGATGCCTGTGCCATATGATCTAAGCATGAATTTGGACATCTGGACATCGAACACCACACAAAAATTACAGTTGTTAGAGCAAATACTTGTGTTGTTTAATCCTAGTTTGGAAATACAATCAACAGACAACTATCTAGATTGGGGCAGTCTCAGTTACATTCAGTTAGAAAACACAACTTGGAGTAATCGTACTGTGCCTGTTGGCGTTGATGAAACCATAGACATTGCTACACTAAGTTTCAAAATGCCAATATGGCTAAGTGCACCAAGCAAAGTTAAAAAACTAGGTGTTGTAACTAAAATTGTTGCCAGCATATATGATGATAACGGTGGTATAGCAGACGGAGTGATAGACGGACAGATACTAATGGGAGAACGTATGAAGTTTACTCCTATGAACTTTGGTATACTGATGTTGGGCAACACCATACAAATATTAGATAGAAACGAAACAGTTACAAACAAAGTAAATGGTAGCATACTAAACGATCCACCAGAAAAAATTGGCACAGATGATATAACATGGAAGGCACTTGTAAATCAATACGGAGAACTGCAAGCAGGTGTTAGCCAGGTTCGGTTAGAAACACCAGTAGGAGAAGTGGTTGGCACAGTTGCTTTTCATCCAACCAATGATTATCAATTGTTGTTTACTGTAGACACCGACACAATACCCACAAATGATCTAGATCCTGTTGACAAGGTAATAAACCCACTTAAGGTTGCACCTGGTGCAGGACTACCTGCAAATGCAACAGGACAAAGATATATCATACTAAACAGCATTGGCGATACAGACAACGCCGATGGTCCAGATGCTTGGAAAGATGATGTGGGCAATGATTTTTATGCAAGTGCAAACGACATCATAGAATATGATGGTGTGCGTTGGAACGTGGTATTTGACAGTAGTACCGAAACGGGTGTACACTATGTAACTAATACCACATCAGGAATTCAATATAGATGGACTGGCTCAACTTGGGTCAAGTCTTGGGAAGGCGAATATCAAGCAGGCGAATGGAGCATCGTAATCTAAACCGCAGTGTTGGCACACTGTTTTACGCTATAGAAACACAACGCTATATGTTTTTATTAAGAAGTGCTCGTAATCACGACAGCACTTGGGGGTTCTGTAGCGGAAAAGTTGAAGTAGGCGAAAGTGATATACAAGCACTAGAACGTGAAATTATTGAGGAACTTGGTTTTCAACCCAATGTTACCAAACACATTCCTGTTGAAACATTTACAAACAGTCGAAAAGGATTTACTTTTCAGACCTATGTGAGCATTGTTGGGCAAGAATTTGTGCCTAACTTAAACAAAGAAAACAAGGGTTATGCTTGGACTGTGATAGAAAATTATCCCAAGCCACTTCATCCAGGTGTATACAATACACTAAACGCTGATGAAATTATGGCTAAATTTAAAACTGTTCAGTCTATCTGGCAATAGCACCTAGTTGTGCTTCACTGATGTAGTGACTATAATCTATTTGTCTAAAGTTTTTACACCAATCTAATTCGTCTGGGTATCTACTGTTGTTAATAGTAGACACACGCACAAATTCTGTATCAGGATACATGTTGATTAATCTTACTAAAGCGTCAGTAAATTTATTGTTCTGACCTTCAATTTCTTTTATGTTTGTGTATAATTGGTGTTGATCAAAATAAACATTTTCATTGCCTTGGTTATACCAATCAAATCCTAAAAGATATAAAGTCTTGTGTCCATCTGCTGCAGCAACATGGGCCGCTAGTACGCCTGTTGGTGCATTATAATGATGTGGATACAGATGGAAAACACCAGGGTTAGCAAGGATATGTCTAGCGTTACTATAAACAATGTTGTCTTCGCAATAGCCACTGGCTGCTATTTCTGCACAAAGTTGTTTTTGAAATACAAGTAAAAAAGTTGGACTAAAATCTTTGTAAAGAAGATTGCATCCATAACTTTGCCCTACACTGCGCACTCCACCTTCTCCGCCAACTTGACCAGTTAGCAGAGTTAAATCAAAATTTTTCCTGCTAGGACCATTGCCAATGATGTGTGCTGTAAGATTGTCGGGTTCGTTGAGTATGCTTTTTGCAATCCAAATACGGTTTTCTTCTTTGTTTGCATCACGCCAACTGGTAGATTGAACAACAATCTCCCCTTCATAATCAGCAGTGTAATAGTGTTGCATTACATACGTCCTACAACAACTTCTATTACGTCCTCTCCTAATCCTGTTTTATTTTCTAATGCTTTGCCAATAACTGTTCCCATGGGAGGGTCGCCTTCTTCTTTCCATGCTTCTGCGTATCCAATTACCGAACTAGTCACCATCATGTCACCTTTGCTGATCTCTCCAACAACTTTACAAGGTACACGACCAACAAGTCCTACACTTACACCATCCTCTAAACTTTCATTCATCAAGAATGCAGGATCTGTACTTACAATACCAGCCACCTTTTTACTCAAGCGTTGAGTGCTTTGTGTAACTTCTGCATCTCCGCCAAATACAACCACAGTACCCGGTCCATAGTCACTATCACTGGTGTAGCGTTCTGCCAAGTCAGCGTATCGTGCTGCAGTTGCCGTTGCAGTCATAACTCCTGCAGTAAAGTTACCGCTACCATCACGGAATACAATAGTATTTGCAGTGTTAGAACTTGTAGCATTTGATGTTACAGTAAATGTTCCACCTTCACTACTAACGCTACCACTAATACCACTGCCACTTGTAGCACCTGCAGCAACATAGTTACCGGTTGTATCTGTGCCTAGTGCAACTGAGTCAGCCGCAATAGTTGCAGCAATGGTTGCTGTATCGCCTGCACTTGTAAATGTAGCACTACCAGTTACATCACCACTCAATGCCACTGTAACTGCACTACTTAATGCAGTAGCAGTATCAGCATTACCAGTTACATCACCAGTTACATCACCAGTTACGTTACCTGTTACGTTACCAGTTAGGTTACCTTCAAACGTTGCCGCAACTAGCGTACCACTAGTAATTGTTAAGTCACCTGTACTAGCACCTGTTGCTGTGGTTGTACCAACAATGAATTTGTCTGCTGATTCGTCCCAACCCATGAACGCATTGTCACCAGTTGAACCACGCTCAATAACAATACCGCTGTCATTAGAATTTGATGCAGCACCATTGTTTAGTTCAATTAAATTATCACTAATAACTGTATTAGTTGATGCTACTGTAGTGGTTGTGCCATTAACTGTTAAGTCACCGCTTAGTGTTAAATTTACACCTGTTGCGTTACCAGTGATTGTTGGAGCACTAATTGTTGGACTTGTAAGAGTCTTGTTTGTAAGTGTCTGAGTAGCAGCATTCTGAGTAATTTCGTGCCCGCCAGCAGTTGTGCCGTCATGTACTCTAATAGTATCAATTGTTTCATCGACACTTATTTCACCAGCAGCACCAGTAAATGCATTGTTTTGTGCTGTAGTACCTCGTCTAAATTGTAACTGTGTGGGCATACTTTATCTCCGTCCTTGTATTTATATTATGTAAGTACACCTAAGTCTACTGAACTTAGTGACCCAGTTGGTTCCATTTGGTCATAAACCTCACCCAAACTAACGCCAAAAGCATCTGAACCGCCTGCTTCAAATGGAGTTTCTTGTACAGTTTGTGCATTATTATAACTGC